AATACTTTAGTACCATACTACACTTGCTGGGCTGAATTGGTCACTAATACCAATTCTAGGACTAATATAACAGGTAGGGATAGTATTAATGATGGAGCTACATTTAGAATCAGATATACAACAGGCAAAGTGTTTAATAATGCTCTTGTAATAACTTGGAAGTCAAGGACTTATATGATTAACTCTATTATCAACGAAGCCGACTTGAATCAATATTATTTAATAGGTTGTGCAACACTTAAGTAATGGCAAAGTTTGGTGTAAAAATATATGGTGCTGATGCGATAATCAAGAGATTAAATGCAGCGCCTAAAAAAATGATGGAGGAGTCTAAGCTTATTATTGATGCAGCAGTTATAGAAATAGCTTCTAAAGCAAAGCAAAAAGTAGCAGTAAAAACAGGAGCTTTAAAAAACTCCATAAGACACGCTAAATATCAACCAGGTGTAGGGGCAAGTGTAAGTGCAGGTAATACGAATGTTAGATATGCCCCTTATGTAGAGTTTGGAACAGGAACAAGATTTCAGATACCTGTTTATCCAAATGTAAACATGGCTGATTTAGAATCATATGCTTTGACATTCAAAAAATCAAAGAAAGTTATAGGTGTTCCATATAGACCATATATGTTTAGTGCTTATAGCGAAGTCTTTACATCTATGATTAAGAAATTGAAGTCTGTTAAGATATAAATATATTTCATTAAATTTGTACCAAAATGAAGGACTGCGGATATACATTAAGGAAGGCTTATTACGATAAGCTCATCTCGGCTTCATACTCATTAGCTGCTTACGATACAATAGCACCTGATACAGTAGAGCCTCCTTTTTTGATTATCAGTAGTCAAACACAAGTGGACAATAGTAATAAACAAAGTTTTGGCTTTGATGTTACTATCCAATTTGACATAGTTTATAGGACTTTTAAAGCAGGAGAAGTAGGACAAAAGAGTGTTGATACTTATGCCAATGAGTTATTAGAAATAGTAGGCGTTAGACCGCCAAGCTATCCTAGTACTGCACCTGACTTTAAAATAGTGACTTGTAAGATTGGTAGTAATATTGCTACCTTTGACTATGTGAATGAAGCTTATGTGTTTAGAAGGGTGATAACAATGGATCATTTCGTGAATCAATTAACATAAAAGAAAAATAAAATAAAATGGCAACAACAAGTGTATTTAACGGAACTTCATTAGTAGTTCTAATTGGAACTGAAGTAATAGGATTCGCAACATCTTGTTCTTTAAGTTTGGCTATTGATGCTCCAGATGCATCTACAAAACAAAGCTTAGGATGGGCTGATGAGATTGGTGGACAAAGGTCTTGGTCTTTAACAACTGATGGTTTAGCTACAGTAGTTCCAGGAACAGTTGCTACTTATGTAACTACTGCTGAATTGAATGCTTTAGCAATCGCTAGAACTCCTGTTGTAGTTAAATTTACTACAGTAGATAACTCAACAGTTGGTGGTGTAACTCCAGTTACAGGTGATGTGATTTATTCAGGTTCAGCATTTATCGAAAGTGTAGATATGACTGCTGACATGGAGAATCCAGTTACATATTCAGTTTCTTTCAAAGGAACAGGAGTATTAGCTATCGCTACCAACGCATAGTAAAAACAAACCAAAAAAACCAAACATATGAGAGGACAATTTGAATTAACTCTTTCCGATGGAAAGAAGATACCGATGCGTTTTTGTACTTGGAGTCTTAAAAGATTCTGTCAATTACAAGGGATAGGGCCTTCTGACATAGGGGATGCCTTAAGTGGTAAAGATTCACTTGATGCTATTGTTAACTTGATGAAATCGGCTGCTGAATATCCATTATATTCTCAAGGAATTACTCCAAGCTTTACAGAGATGGAAGTGTGTGATTGGATAGATGATATTGGTGGAATGGGTGGACAAAAGTTCCAAGATGTGATGTCAGCACTTTCACAAAGTATGAATAGCGGTATAGAAGATAAGCCAACAAAGTCAAGTAAAAAAGATGGAGTAAAAAAAAATTAGAGTGGATTGACATAGAAAGATATACAATGGGGGAGTGCAAAGTGCTTCCCCATTTGTTTTGGGAGATGACCATGGCTGAATTAGATTTTGTTTGGTACGGATATAGACACGAGGAAGAGCAGAAGTGGATTAGAACTAGGTGGCAAACAACTTTACTGATTAATATTCAGCTACCTAAAGGCAAGAAGGTTAAGCCACAAGAGCTTATTGAATTAGACTGCGATACTCGTAACTTTGTAAAGCAAAGGGTAATGACAGAAGATGAGCTTAAACAAGTTTTAGAAAAATATAAAATCGCTAAACCGATAAGATAATGGCAGATAATCAAATGGTTAAGATAGTCTTTGACTTTGATCTAGGTAATGTTCCTGCATCAGCAAAGAAACTTAGTCAATATTTAAAGGATAATAACTTAGATTTAAAGTTTACTAAAGCTAGTGTAGATGGATTATCTGCTAGTTTAGGACAACTTGCTACTCAGCAAACTAAAGCAGGTAATGCTGCTGCTGCAGCAGGTAATCAGCTTAAGAAAACAAATATGCAATGGACAAACCTTGCATTAGTTATACAGGATTTGCCTTATGGATTTAGAGGTATTCAGAATAACTTACCTGCCCTTATGGGTGGCTTTGCAGGAATGACAGGGCCTATTTATTTAGCTGGTTCTGCCCTTATCGCCTTTTTTACTGCGTGGGATAATGGATTTTTTAAATCTAAGACATCAGCAGATAAATTAAAGGAGAAAACAAAAGAACTTAGAGATGAAATAATCAAGTCAACACAAAGTGCTAGAGAACAAGGAATTACATTATTAGCATATGTAGCTATAGCAAGAGATGTAACTCAGTCAGAGAATACTAGAAACGAAGCACTAGAAAGAGCAAATGAAATATATGGTAGGCATAATGAAAAACTAACTCTTGCCAATATAAATACCGAAAGAGTTAAAAAAAGTCTTGATGGTTATATAGAAAGTTTAATTCAATTAGCGGTAGCGGAAAAATATGCAGGTCAGATTGCAGATAATATAATAGAACAAGGATTAATACAGGCGGATATTGATGAGGCTAATATTAAAAGACAAAAATTATTAGAAGAGATTAGAGGCAAACAAACAAACAAATCAAGAGATTTAGTTGATGTTTATGATGATTATTATGTAGTTTTAGATGAAATAAAAAGTCTTGAAGATGCTAAATCTGTGTCAATGGCAAATGGCACAAAGACAATAGATTTACATTCTGCTGCAATGAAAAAAGCAGTATTATTGGCTGGTAAATATGGTAGAGTTCCAAAAGCCGAATCTAACAAACAAGAAATATCAGATAGAGAAAAAGCTTTAGCAACAATAGCAGAGAATGAAAGAAAGGCGGCTTTAGAATTATATGATGAAAGAGATAAAGAATTAAGACAAATAACATCAAAGTATAGAGAGCAAATTGATTTAGCTAGTAAATATGGTACAGAAACTATAGTACTAGAAGAAGCATGGAGAGCGGAATTAGCAGCGGTAAGAAAGAAGTATGATGATAAAGAAGCTAAAGAAGCTCAAGAAAATGCAGATAAAATAGCTAAAATACAACTTGATACTAGATTTGATTTAGCTAGTGCTATTGCTAAGATAAACGAAAACTTTGCTAATGAAGATATTAAAAATGTAAAAGCAGAACTATCTTCTACATTAAAAGCTACAAGAGGTAGCTATCAAGCACAAAAAGATGCTATTCAATTAGCTATAGATAAGCTAAGCGAATATAAAATTGCAGCTAAAGAAGCTGGTTCGGAATCAACAAAGTTTGATGAAGCTATTAAAGAGCTTGGTTTTTCTATGGATGGATTAGTTGATCCATTAGAGCAAATGAAACTTAATATCGAAAAAACATTTAATGGCTTGGCTACGGATACCTTAGCCGAATTAGGTACACAATTAGGAAATGTTATTTCTGGAGGAGAGTTTTCTATGGAAGGCTTTATGGACTTACTAGCTAATGCTCTTATATCAATAGGTAAACATTTAGTTCTTGTATCAGGGTTATTTGCAGCGGTAGATAAATTATTTAAAAATCCTTCAACATGGCCTTTAGCGATAGCAGCAGGTGTAGCTGCAATAGCGGCAGGAACCGCTATGAAAAATAATGCAGCTAAAAGAAACCCTGTAAAAAAATTCGCTGATGGAGGTATTATTAGTGGGCCTACAATGGGATTAATGGGAGAGTATCCTGGTGCAAGAACAAACCCAGAAGTAGTTGCTCCATTAGATAAGCTTAAAGATATGATTGGTGGAGGTGGAGGTGGAACATTTATGTTAAGAGGACAAGACTTACTTTTGTCTGTAAATAGGGCACAAAAGGCATCAAATCTTAAAGGACAAAATATTAGTTTAGCATAATGGCATACGCATTAAGATATACATTAAGTCAGATACTTCGTAATGGGAATACTCAAACAATAGAAGTGTATGAAGATGGTTATGTTGGTAGCGTAAAAACATATACACCAACATCTATTACATTACAACCAAGTTCATCAGAAGAGTATCCATATCCTGCTATTATAACATCACAATTAAACTTTTCTTTCATATTAGAAACCGCAGATGATTACACTCAGTTTCCTGATGTGTTATCGGTTAATGATAGATTATATTATGTATTATTAAAGGAATCATCCACAGTAATATGGAGAGGTTATTTATTTAATGACTATTCACAAGTTGGCTTTTCAACAGGTATATCAGAAGCATCATTGGTTGCAATAGATGGTATATCATTTTTACAAGAAGAAGATTATGTTGTTGATGGTAGTATAAATCTAACTGTTAAACACTTAGATTTAATGGCTACCGCTTTAAGGTTATTAGCATATCCTTCAACCGACCTTTTTCTTAATATAGCTTGTTCATTCTTTGCAACAGGAATGGCTACAAGAGCTGCTAGTCAATCTAATGAGCCATTTAATCAAATCTACCAATATAGAAGAGATTTTGTAGGGGTAAGTTATTATACAATATTAGATAATATCTTAAAGACATTTAACTGTAGAATGTATCAAGCTAATGGAGATTGGTATATTACATCTACTATGGAGGTGGCTGCTACTACAAGGTATTATACAAGATACGCTATAGGAGCATCAACCATAACCGTTAACTCTTTCGGCCAACTAACAAACACAATAGATATTCAACCACATTCTCAAGGTGGTGTTCATTTTATTAATAATTCTCAAACCAAGATATTAAGAAAAGGGTTTTATGATATAGAGGTTAGAAGCCAATATACATCACCAATAAACCTAATTCATGATGCTAACTTAAAGATTGTTTCAGGTATATACCCAGCTACAACCGCAGAGGGTTGGTTTACCGCAGTTACAGGATCAGCTACTGCATCTGTTTTTGAAGAAGCAAATGAGCAATTTAATAGTTATATTTTATCGGCTGGTACAGGGTATGTCGATTTACAAATATTAGCACCTGGCCCTGTTTTTTATCCATATACACCATATTTGGGGGGTACATCTGCTACCTTTAGTTGTGAGCATAAAAACGGAGTTGCTATTAAAATACAAGTCGCATTGCTTGATACAGGATCAGGCAATAAATACCTAGATAATAATGGTGATTGGCAGACAAACTCTGCTACATTTATTACCTTTCCTGCTGCAACAGGAGATGATTCTGATTATGATACATATACATTATCAATACCTCCATATTGGGTTTCTTTGAGTGCAGGAACATTTTTAATGGGTTACTTAAATATTAAAGTAAGATGTGATTCAGGTTCAACTCAATTAAGGAATTTTAAATTAGTTCAAGATAGTACTGAGGTTAAATATGCGGTTGTTCAAAATAGTTTAACAAGTATTAAATCTACCACAAAGGTATTTGAGCAGCCATATGGTCAAGTTTATCCTAATTTATATGGACAACAAGTATTGTCATTAGGCTCTTTATATAGTAGTGCAGGAGTATATTTAACAGGATGGAACTTCTTAGATACAGGAATGATAGTTGGTGGAGATAAGGCAGTTGCTCTTTTAGCATACCAATATATAAAAATATTTCAAAGAAATATTGCAACATTAGAGGCTGACTTTGGAGAAACAAAAGGTGTTAATGGGTATGCTTATTTAGATAAGGTATATACTGTTACAGATACAACAACAGGCGATTTAAGTTATAGTGGTAAAAAGTTTGCTGCAAATAGACTTACATTATCACCATATAATAATCAAACCAATTCATTACAATTAATGGAGATTTATTATGATAATACATTTATACTTCTTATTCCAACATACATAACAGATGTTGGTCAATTAGGGCCGTTTTGGTTTTTAAACATTCCCTTAGACATAAATCACATATAGATACAAAAACTAATATAATAAAATGGCATCAGTAATCAACGGAACGAATATAGTCTTATACGAATATGATAGCAACGCTATCTATTACTTTAATGGAGGTACTGCACAAGGCACTTTTGATAGTATTGTGTGTAAGGAATTAAGCAGAAGCCAAGTAGCAGGTACTTCAGTTGACTTCACTAAAACAGGAGCAGGTACAATAGCTTCGTTTATTACGGATGCTCTTGATCCTGGTGTTACAACCATACCAGCAGGTACTTGGACTTTTAGTGCTTATTATTCTATTCTTACTGCCTTTGCAGGTGCTCAAGTTCAGTATCAATTATATAAATATAATGGTAGTGTTGCTACCTTATTGTTTACATCCGCAGCAACCACTCTTACAGCCCTACCAAAGACCTTATATTCTACGGCAATGACAGTCACTCAAACGACTATAAGTGCCACAGATAGGCTTCTAATTAAGGTTATTTACGCAGGTACAACTACTAACCAAATTACGCTTTATACCCAATCAAGTAATGAAGCTCAAGTAACTACAACTATACCACTAGGAACTCCAATGGGAGCTTCCACAAGTTGCTCATTTGAGGCATCTACTGAACAAGTAGAAGTAACCTCTCAAACATCAGCTTGGTTTAGAGAGTTTAAAAATGACATTACATCTTGGACAGTTAATTGTGATGGGTTTATAGCCTTAAGTGGTTACTCCTATCTTGCTTTAATGCAGAAGCAATTAGACAGAGCTTCAATAGATGTTAGATTCTCAATAGACAATGACAATGCAGATGCAAGTGATACCTATGGCTACTCAATAGTAAGTGGTACTGCTAACATTACATCTATTAGCTTAAGTGCTCCTGTAGAGGGTGCATCTACTTATTCATTAGCATTACAAGGAACAGGTGCTTATTCAATAACAGGAACT